CTGCAGTAATACAGGCAATGCCTGATCTTTCTCTGATCACCGGTGAACTCAAAGAGCAGTGCAAAATGCGCCGGCTCCACATCTTTGTTTTCAACCAGGACACCATTGGCATCTTCGGTTTCTTTCAGGATATCCTTCAAGAATTCTTCAGGTACCAGTGCCAGCTCCAAATCGCCAGAGTAACCATTGTTATTACTGATCATGTAGTAAACGGAATCATCGGCGTAAAACGGTTCATTCTCACCTTCTGCATCCAATGCTAAGCTGACGGAACCTGGCAGGCTTTTCAATGTGCCATAGGTGATGGTCCCGTCTTCGGCAATTGTCGTAGTTGCATAGTGACAATTTTTTAGACCAAACTTCACCTTATTCTTTGTATTAGTCATTTCCATGACCTCCTTCTATATTTCTGTTTGATAAAGCACTTCATACATCTTTTCGGATTCAATCCAGGTCTCTGTCTTTTCATAGGCAACCTCGTGGATTGCAAGGACATCCTCGATCTGGATCTCAATTTCCGGGTCCTTTTTATCGGTGTAGAGTTCAATGTTTAGCTCATTCACTTTGTAGTAGACCTGGTTATCCGCAAACATGTTGTCAGTACCTGGAAAAAGAAAAACTAAAAAAGGAGGATCAGGCGATTCTCCTTCCGCAAAATGGTCATAGGCAAACGGCAGATTACACTCCGTTAACATCGCCATCACATCCTCGTATTTCATTTCAACTTCTCCTCGATTGCTTTGATAAGGTCCTGCTCTCCTTTTTCTGCAGCAGGTTCTATATGCGGCTTCCCTGCCACTCTACCTCCACCACGTTTCGCATGACCAAATTCCAATAAATGGGTCAGCTGATAACGATTGCTTGAATGGACGAGAACATCTAGGCTGTTTGCATTCTCACGTATTTTCTTGATTCGCCAGCTCTTTTTATAACGGCCATTGAGGACCGGTGCAGAACTCTCGATATCTTTCTTTACCGACTTTGCAGTATCTTTGACCGCATCCTTCATATCATCCGTAGCGAGATTTGCGTACTTCTCCAGCTCATTCATAATGACATCGTCCATATCATCAATCGAAACATTCTGACTCATACTTTGCCCTTCTCCAACTTGCAGTTAAACTTCAAGCTATTATGCTTTTGACCCATTGGATTCACGTAGGTGATGTTATAGATCTTTCCATCGGTAAGAATCCGATACTTTGTGGATTCCACAGCTTTTGTTTCCTTGGAATAGCGAACGGTAAAATCAAGAGACTCTTCTGGGTTAACAACAGTACCGCCACTTTCAGAGCCGGTGCTTGTGCCAATTGTGGCCCAGCAAGAAAAGTAATCTGTCCATTCATTGGTATGGTTTCCGTACTGGTCTACAACAACTGCATGTTTCTGAATCTGAATCCGAACGCGAAGATCACCAATATTCATTCATTGACTCCCTCCCGGATCGCAAACAAGATCGACCGAAGTGTTAGTTGCAATGCATGATGATCTGCCTCTTCTCGGTGTTCAAACAAATAAGCAAGTGCATAAAGAATTGCGACTTTGAGCGTTTCCCGAATTGCTAAAAGTTCATCCTTGGTATATGCATCTGTGCTTTCAGCATCAGAATTAATGACAGCCCATTGTGTTTCCGTTAATCTACCCACGTCTTGGCAAAGTCGTGAGGCTGAAGATAAGAGGATGCTGATCGTGGCATCCTCATCAGCCGAGTCAACTCGCAGATACTCCTTTGCTTCATCAAGCGATATTAATGCCACGATCACTCACCTCATTCCTTAGACTGTTGCCTTCATCTGCAGAACCTGGACTGCTTCAGGAAGGATCAGCTTGCCATCTACTCTCTGAGTAGAAATAAAGCCAACCTGATCTGTACGAGCATACAGCTCATTCAGTCTCTTAAAGGTTCTGCTCTGACGATCAGCAACCCAGTAATAACTGTAGTCACCAAAGACCAGTGCTTTTGCGCTTGCGGCAATTGCAGGCATATAAGAACTTGTTACCAGTGGACGGCCAAGCAGTGTATTTGGTTTCCCAATTTCCAGTGATGGTTTCCAGATATAGTTGTCGTTCTTATCTTTCAGGGTCATCAGCTGCAGCAAAAGTGCTTCATTGCAGAGGAACTGTGCGTTCTTTCTGTATGGTGCCTTCAGTGCATAGTAAAGCTGGAAGACTTCATCAAACTTTACGGAGGTCTGAGTAGAAGCCGTAACACCAACGGGTGCTCCACCTGTATCTGCAAGCAGACCGAGTGGCTTGTTCTGGCCATCCCCTGTGAAGAATGCTTTTTCTTCTGCATTACCCATACGCACACCAAACCGACGTGCAATATAAGATGCCAAGTCAAAGGCAGAATCGTTCAGCAGTTCGTTAGAAATCTTGATCATTGTGCCCATCTTGTAAGCACCAAGAGTTGTCTGGCCAAAGGTTGTATCTGCTTCTGGAATTTCCTGACCTTCATCGATCCAGCTTGCTTCACCAGAATCTTCTGCAATCGGAATCTTTCTTGTGCCAGAAGATGTTTTGATGACAGTGGCTAAAGAACGGAAGATATCATTCTCTTCCAAGGATTCAACCAGCTGCTTTTCAAATTCATCCGGGACAGTATAACCNCCCTTTGGATCTTCACCGACAGACAGTGCATCCATGACTTCAGCGTAGTTGCCACGGTTTCTCAGCATATTCCAGAATGCATCACTGTATTCTGCAGTCGCTGTTGGAGAAGTGTTTTTCTTGCTGCCTGTCTTCACATCTGCATGTACTGGCATAGAAGTTGGTGCGGCCAGCTTTGCATCAATTTCTGCCTGATTCTCCAGACGTTCGATCTCATCACCAAGTGCCTTAACGTCAGAAGCCATTTTGTTGTACTGCTCTACAGCAGAGCTTTCGACGAGACCATTCTCGTCTCTGTGTTCCTCCAGGAAAGCTTTTGTCTGCTCCCAGAGGGTATTACGCTTATTGCGCAAATCAATAATCTTACTCATTGTTTTTTTCCTCCTTCAAANGTTGAGTAACAAAAAACAGCTAGTTCCTTATTTCAGGAAATCTAGCTGTCGTTTCAAAATCTCATATGGCATACTGCCATCTGCGGTAGTACCATTCATACCGATCTTTGGTTCTTCTGGTTTTGGCTTTACGTCATCACCAGATGCCTCAGTGACAAGCCGATTCAGAATTGCCAGATCCATCTTCCGGCTGGAATACATATGTGCTTCCGCACCAGGAATAATGATCTTTTTCTTCTGTGGATCTTCTTCTGGATCTTCCTCGGGTTCTTCTGGATCTTCAGGATCTTCCTCTGAATCTTCTTCCGGGGCTTTTTTATCCTCGTACAAGATTTCATCAGCAAATCCCAACTCCACTGCTTTCTTTGCATTCATCCAAGTTTCGTTGCTCATCAGATCAGCGACCTTTTTTCTCGAAAGGCCACACTTAGCGGTATAGGCATTGATAATACTTTCCTTTATTTCATTCAGTGTGTCGATTGCCTTCTCCATATCCTTGGCATTGCCCATTGCAATGGTCGCTGGATCATGGATCATTAGCAGTGCCGTTGGAGACATCAACACCTTGGAACCTGCCATGGCAACAACCGAAGCAGCTGATGCTGCAATCGAAGCAATTTTGACAGTCACCGCACCTGGATAATCCTGCAGCATCGTATAGATCTCAGCTGCCGCAAAGACATTACCACCCGGACTATTGATCCAGACTGTCACATCTCCTTCTTCCGAATTCAGCTCTTCGCGGAATGCCTGTGGGGTTACTTCATCACCCCAGATTGAATCTTCATCGATTGGTCCTTCTAGTCGTAATACACGACCTCCGCTATCATCGTGAATCCAATTCCAAAANTTCTTCATCNTTTCCTCCTCGGGGACTTCGTCCCTTTCTTCTTGTTCTGTGTGACATTGTCACCCGTGCTATCGGTGTCATTGGCACTTGCCTGACCAGTGCTGGCAGCACCAGACTTGCCGGCATCCTCCAAACGGACATAACCACCATTGAGGTAGTAATCATCGCCACCCTTTTCTGCTGGAATCAGATCCATGTTTTCTAAACGATGGACATCATTCGGTGAAAGGAAGCCATTACTGATTCCTGTTGCATACCCACTCATCCGGCTTTGATAATCGCCNCGTAAAAGGCCNTCCACGTTGAATTTCGGAAAGTAGGTGTCCTGCTCCGATTCCAGTAAAAGATCCTTCACAATCGCCTGCTCAATGCGGACAAGCCAAGGTGTCAGCGTATGAACCACAAAGTCGATGGACTGATGCTCAATGTTGGAGAAGGTCGCATGATCCAAATCCTGCACCATATGTGGTGGAACCCGGAACACTCTGCAAATCTCCTCAACTGAAAACTGCCTCACGGAAAGGAACTGCGAGTCCTCCGGAGGCAGGGATATTGGTTTATAGGTCATGCCTTCTTCAAGCACGGCTACCTTATGTGCATTACTTGCACCGCCATATACATCAGACCAGTTCTCTCTAATCTTTTCTGGATTCTTCAACACACCTGGATGTTCCAAGACACCACTTGGCTGTGCTCCATTACGGAAGAAGGATGATCCATACTTTTCAACTGCAAGTGTTGTACCTAGAGCATTCTTCATCATGGCAATTGGTGAGAAACCAACTAAGCCATTAAATCCAAGTCCTGGTACATGGAAGATCTCGTCTCTTCTGAAATACAGATCCTTGTTCTTATCACCTGGCACCTCATCGGTATAGGCATGATAGATATAATAAATATCTCCATGTTCATCTCGATCCACTTCCACGTTTTCTGGATACAACGGATAGAGTGCGAGAATGTTATTCTTCCCGTCACGAATGATCTGTGCATAAAAGTTGCCCCACAGTAATAAATGGGTGAGACACAATTCCCAGAAGGAAAAACTTGTCATCTCAGGATTTGGTTGGCGGTATAGAATTTTATACAAAGGATGATCCCTTGCACGCTCTTTTCCATTCTCCGATTCATCCGTGAACTTATACATTCGCAAAGGCAAACTTGCGACTGTTTCAGAAAGCAGTCGGACACATGCATAAACTGCTGCAATCTGCATCGCTGATTTCTCATCCACTCGTTCGCCACTGTCCGCTCTACCAAACAGGAATGTCTGTCCTGAATCACGTACATTGTCTGTGACCTCAGGTACAATTTCCTGCAGTGTATCTCTTGCACTGGATAAACCAAGTAATCTTTTTATTCCCATGCATGACTCCTTTCTTAAAATATCAATAAGCCGCGGTCATCATAGACGCTGCTTTGATTCTCATGACGAATACAACGATCGAGTGCCATGATTGCAGCCACGATTCCATCAATCTTTTCCGGCGACTTCGCCTTCGTTGGTTTGATGTTTTCTGCGGCATCCCGATCTACTACGACATTTCCACTCATCCATCGCATGACAGGATTGCCACCGTGAATGATCTGTCCTTGCATCAAAAGTTTATAGAACTCCTTGGTTGGAGGACTCATATCCTTAAAACCCTGGCCAAAAGGCACCATCGTAAAACCATCATCCGTAAGGTTCTGAATCAGCTGTGTAGCATTCCAACGGTCAACGGCGATCTCTAGAATGTGATATTTTTCATACAGCTTTTGGATAAATGNTTCGATGAAGTTGTAATCAATCACATTTCCTTCCGTTGCCTGCAGAAAACCTTGTTGATGCCAGACATCATATGGAACCGAACCACGACGAACCCGCAAAGGAATCGTGTCCTTTGGGACCCAGAAGAATGGAAGCATGACATACTTCTCACTCTCATTACGCGGTGGGAACATCAAAACAAGTGCTGTGATGTCTCCTGTACTCGATAGATCTAAGCCGCCATAACAATCTCGGCCTTCCAGGGATGCCATATCAATTGGCAGATTTCCTTTGTCGTAGATCTGCTCAGGTATGAATCTCGTTATACTTGAAACCCACATATTAAGACGTAACTGTTTGAACACATTTTCTTCGGCTGGATTATCCAATGCCTCGTGATACATATCCCTAACTCGATCGATCTGTATCGTCTGTCCCAGGGAAGGGTTCGCTTTATACCAGTTCTTTTCATCATGCCAATCATCCTCATCGGTCAATCCATAGACAACTGGATAAAACGTATGATCCACCTTGCGATCAGCCAAGATATCCAGTGCCTTGGAATGTAACTCATAACAGATGGATTCTTTATCCGTGCCGGCTGTCGTGATTAAAAAGTACAGTGGCTGCTCTCTTGCATCACCAGAACCCTGCGTTAATACATCATAGAGTTTCCGATTCGGCTGTGCGTGTACTTCATCGAGAACTAGACCTGAGACATTCAAGCCGTGCTTGGTACCAACTTCCGCAGACAGGACCTGATAGAACCCGGTATTGGTATAGTTCACGATCCGCTTGGTTGCCGCCATGATCTTTGACCGCTTCAGCAATGCCGGCGTCATCTTAACCATCTGGTGTGCCACATCAAATACAATGGATGCCTGTTGGCGATCAGCGGCAGCACCATACACTTCAGCGGATGGTTCGTTATCTGCATACAGAAGGTACAGGGCGACAGCAGCAGCCAGTTCTGACTTGCCATTCTTCTTTCCAATCTCGATGTATGCAGT